TTTCAGCGAATTTGAGATCGAGCTTCGACGGTGCTTTCAACTGCCGCGTATGCCTGTTGTCAGGTGGCGTGTACGCGATTTGCGCACCATAATCGGCAAACAGATCCTCGCTCATGCGACCGGCGCTCCTTGCTGCACGAGCCAAGCAAGACACGTCTCAACCGAGCGAAAGCAGCCGGCTTTGTGGCCCATGCGCGTCAGGCGGTTGAGCCAGTCGATCTGGTTATCCGACAGCGCACCCGAGCGCGCCTTGACTTCAGCAAACGCGACGCCGCCCGGCCAAAGGATCATGCCATCAGGAAAGCCCGACTTCATGCCCTCGCGTTTCGCATTGAGCGCCGTCCAGGCAGTGCGTTGCGTGCCGTTCGGAACGGCGACAAATTCGCAGTCGCGCAGCCGGGCCTTGATCGCCTTGCGGATCCTGACTTGGATGCTGATCTCGTCGCCCGGTTCGGCGACGGCAGGGGCATCGTAGTGGAAGGTAAAGGACTGCGTCATACCGCCTGCGCCCCCAGCCCAGCGCGAATTGTCTCCCACATGTATTGGACGCTGCGATACCGTAGCCCCGAGGAATCGGAGAAGCTCTTGAGCGTCCCGCCTTCCGCCATGTGCTCAGCCAGGGCGTCCCGACGCTCAGCCGCAGTCTGTCGCTGCGGGCTGACTTTGACGATGTGATAAGCGCGAGGCGCGTTGAAGCCGTTCGCACGCGCCAGGCGGCGAATGGTGGACACGTTGAATCCGTAAGTCTCGCCGATTGTCTGAAACGACCGATCGCCAGCGATTTCCGCAACGATGGCATCGCGGGTTTCCACGTCCATGGGGCGGCCGGTCATGCCGATCGTCCAAGCCGGTAGCCGCCATAGGGGCCACTCTTGCTGACGATCTCGTGGCCCTTGGCGCGCAGCCGGTGGACGAGCACCTTGACCGACAGGTCGGTTTTTAGCCCGCACTCGTCGCTGATCTCGAGAGAGGTCGTGAGACGATCGGGGTTCGCGCGCAGGTAGTTGAGGATGGAGAGTTCGGCGATGCTCATTGTGCGAACAACGGCAGGCCGGATGCCGGGAGCATCACGTCACGATTATAGGGGTGCGGGCGCGGCTGGCCCTTGTTCTCCAGTCTTGAATACGGGCGATAGTCCTTGAAATCGATGATGAAGCGCCGGGCGATGGTTTGAGCGGTGTCGCGCTTTATGCCGAGGGAGACAGCAGCTTCGGCTAACGTGCGACCATTTCCCGCCAACTCCTTCAGCATGAGGGCACGCTTGGCGTTGGTCGCGGAGACACCGCAAACCTTGGCGTACTGATCGAAGAGATATGGGGGACTATCCACAGGAACCTCCATTGCGTGAGATGATTTGCTGAACCCGTTCAAGCGGGAGCGCGTAGGAACGGGCGAGCGAGCCAGCGTTGAGCGGGCCGCTACAGGCGCGGACGTGCGTCGCCAGAATGCCTTCGCGGCTCAGCTCGTCTTGACGGGCTTTGGTGAGGCGGGCGGATTTCATGCGACCATCTCGAAACGGTAGCGGCCCTTCGCGAGTACGACGCGGACGCCTTGCGCATCCCGAGCGCCGTCTGCTGACGAGACTTTCCACGCGCTATCGCCGGTCGGAATCAATTGCTTGATCGAGCCGCAGTAGAAATCGGAGATCGCACTAAGGATGCCGTCGATTGTGCCAGCAGTTGCGAGGGTGTTGTTTTTCATGCTGCCATCGCCTCAATCTCAGCGATCAGCGCGTCGGCTTCCCGACGCAGGCGACGCAGCTCCGGCAGATAGCCGAGCTTTTCGTTCAGGGTTTCGATCACGCCACCATGCGACGATGCCGTGCGCGCGTTCGCGATCTTGCCGCCAGCACTGAAGATGGTGGGCAGGATATCGACGCCGCCCTGCGCTTCAGTGGGCATGACGCGCCCACCAATCGACCGCACATAGGGATCGAGACTGGACACGCCGAACGCTCGTCCTATGCGCCGGAGATATGGCGCGCAAAGGTCCGCTTTCTTGTTCGCAGCGTTGCTGATCGTGCCCAGGGACACGTCGATGCGCTCTGCGATATCGAGCAGCGTCACCTGATGATCGTGCTGCACGTTGCGGAGGATTTCCGCGACCGCGTCACGATATTCCTCTCGTTCTTCAACGGCGTTGACGCGCAATACGTTGCACTGCACCATCGTTATAGCTCCGCTCCGATATGACGACGAACCTTGACCACGCCCCCGACTTCGCCGCTCCGCTGCTTCGTGCTGTGCTGCGACTGTTTGCGGCTACCGATCCCGCCGGCTGCCCAGAGGACCATGAGGACGATCGACCCGCCGAAGGCTATGGCAACCCAGAAACCGAGTTCGGCGATGAAGTTGAGGATAGCGGGCCAGTTCATACGGAAACCTTCCGATGAGCGGGGCGGCAGGCTTTTATGCGAGCGGTGAATTGCTCGTCGGCGCGGTCGATTTTGCGGAACATCTCCGCCTCCCAGCCAAACTCATCGTTAACAAAGGGATCTTCGGCGAGATCGACAAACCCCTGGCCCGCACTGTTCACGCCAGCGTCTATGACGCGGTAATGGTGCCCGAGTTGCGGGTTCCAGGGCGCGGGCGGGAGATGCAGCAGCGCATCCACACACACAACGACATCGCCAACCTCGAACATGCTCATACCTCCTCCGATGCAGGGGTGGTGCTGTGAGAAAGGGGGAGCGGATCGGCGAGGTGCGCGATTACCGCTTCGATGAAGCCCGTCGCGACTTCGGCATTGATAGCATTGCCGTAACCCCGCAGTCGTCCCACTCGGGCGGGAGCCCCATGAGCCAGCGGGAATGTGCCGGGTTCAACTGGCCGCCACTTTCCATCCCGGCAGAACACCCAGTCAGCAGCTCGCCAGATGCCGTTAGTCGGGCCGGGCCCACCATTCCCGCCTCTTCGCAGAGATACATCGGTACGGTGTTCTGGTTCGCGTTGCGTTTCCGAAAAGCCGCGCATTTCGCCAGGGTTTCCGGCGACCGCGGGCGGTTGGTAGCTGTGGGTGTATTCCACCCCGCCAGCGACGATACGGCCGTCATCGTGTCCGCCACACCCCGCGACCAGCGCATGCCCGAACTCTGGCTGTCCTCCGCCCGCGGCGTGGGCCACCCAGTGCAAGCGCTGGCGGATGTGCGGAGCACCGAAGCCCGCAGAGCAGATATCGACCGCCCCGAAGGCGTCTCCCGAAGCTTCCACGTCAGCTTGTACAAGGTCGAGCCAAGCGAGGCCGTCTTTGCTTGCAACCTGCTCGCCAATTGCAACGACAGGGCGGTTGGCGGCGCGCAGCCGATTGAAGGCCGGCCAAAGATGCCGATCGTCCTCGAATCCAGCGTTCTTTCCGGCAGTGCTGAAAGGCTGACAGGGGCAAGAAGCGGTCCAGATTTCGCGGTCGTCACACCATCCCGCTCGGCGCAAGGCGTAGCTCCACACGCCGATTCCGGCAAAGAAGTGGCACTGCCGAAACCCGGCAAGGTCATCTGGTCGAACATCTCGGATATCCCTTTCATCAACCTCACCGGGAGCGATGTGGCCGGCGTTGATCAGTTCGCGGAGCCATGCCGCGGCGATCGGGTCGATCTCGTTGTAATAGGCGGTTGGTTTGCTCACTTCCCCACCCCGCGCAGAACAACATGGGGAGTCATGCCGCCCGCTCCTGTTGCAGCGTCGCCAGCGCACCGCTCAGTGCCCGAAGCGTATCGAGCCTTGGCGGCGCGCCGTTGCGGATGCGTTGGATTTGTGAGCGAGAAACCCCACTCACCCGGGCGAGCTGGCCAGTGCGAATTTTCGCATCGGCCATCGCGCGATTCAGCCAATCGGGTTCATAGATGTTGTCCATAAACCCATATATGCCGCATTACTGCGGCAATGCAAGCCGCTTTCATGAGGCGCGACGAAATTATGCGGCAGGCGGTATTGTCCGCACTATGCAGGAACGTCAAAAAGTGATTGCCGAGTGGATGCGTTCCGTGATGGACCGCCGCGACCTATCAGCTCGCAAGTGGGCTGAGCTCGCCAGCTTGGGCAAAGACACGGTGTCGCGGGCGATCCGGGACGACTACCCGCACGTCACCAGCACCACGACGATCGCGAAGCTTGCGGAAGTGGTGAACGAGCGACCGCCTGGCTTGGCCGGCGCGATCCCTAGTGTAGCTGTGCTCGTTCAAGTCGTTGCGGAAATTCAACGGTTAACGATCGGGACGAATCAGACCGATCGGGATCTAACATTAGCGCTTGCTGAAGCCCTCCGAGATACCCTTCTGCATCTCGCAGACGAACCTGAAGACGCGGACGATCCAAGGGTTGTGCTTGCATTAGCTCGCGCCTCAATTCGGCAGCGACAGCACCAACCCGCCTAAGGGCGAACACACAGAATAAGCT